CTGGTCTACCAATATGATCAGCAAATGCTTGGTAGTTTGATCTACCGGTTAGCTGAATTGGACCACGACCACGGTACTTCCAGCCATCGCCCGAAGCTTCGTTACCGTTACCCATACGATTGGAGTAAACAACGTTTGCAATTTTCTCTGGCTTACGAGCGTAGAGAGCAGCATTACGGCCAGCCTTTACGAAGTACTTAGGGAAGATCTTATTCAGACCATCAGCTGAGTAATTCAGGTTCTCAGAGAAGACCTTGAAGTTACCTGACTCATGAGCGCACTGTCCGAAGAAGTGTGCTGCTTGATTGTTTGTCAGCTTGAAGTAATTACGAGCTGCCTTATAAGTACCGGGCCCCCATTTACCATCAGCGGCAACGCCGCACTTAGCTTGGAGAGCTGCGAGTGGACCAAGACCAGTTTGAGCTACCTTTTGACCGGAAGACTGAGGCTGAGCAGGCGCTGGACGACCTGCTGGAGCAGACGTTACAGGAGCTCCTGCCGCCTTCGTCGTGGCTGGATCAAAATCAGCCACAGGTGTGTACACAGTACCCCCGCTCTTGGACTTCGTTGCTATCAGACGCTGACGGCGGTTAGCACCGCTACGCTTGATAGAAGCGTGAACCCAACCAGAGTTAGCTCCATCCTTAGCAGAATAGAACTCAAGGATGACCTGATCGAACTCTAGGTTATCAGCTACCCAGTCAGCTACTACTTTGTTAGAGATGCCTGGGACTTCGAAGTCAACAGCTTCACCATTAGAGTGCTGGGAAGTTGGTGAACCACCTACAGCCTTATTAACAGCTGGAGAGCGATAAGAAGAGTTAACCTGAACAGGCTTACCGAAGTGAGCGCGAACAGGCTCTAGAATCTTCTCACAAACATACTTCATATTTTCAATATGAGCAGCGGTTGGTGTGTTAGGTAGGCCTAGTCTTTTTGCTGTAGGAGAGACTGTAAGCTCAGCTAGTGTAAAATGTGGTGTTAGTTGAGTCATAATTTATCTCCTCAGAATGGACCGAAGTCATCGTCGCTATCCTTATACTTCTGAATAGCTTCCATGTACTTAATTTCGTTATCGATGTGAATTGAGTCGGCTTCAGCGATATGCTTGTAATCGGTTTTGCCTAGTTCCTGAACCTTAACGTTAGGATCGAAATCAGCTGTCTTCATTCCCATCATGGTAGCGAATGCACCAACAAACGCGCCAACGATCATGGAGAACGCTGGACCGATAATCTTAAAGATTTCGTTGTTATCGACAACGCTATTAGGTAGGAAAAGACCTACAAGCATTACGAACACAACAGTAAACATAATCGATGCAAGCGTAACAGCAGCCATCTTCATGACCATTAGCTGAGTACGCCCCTTCTCGATTTCTAATTCATGCAACGTGTCAATTTCCTTATTGACACTAAAAAAACTTAATAACTTCATCTCGCTTCCTTTTTATTTTCTAGTTGATTTTTGAAGCCTGTTAGTATATAACTAGGTTTATTACTACGGAGTCATGATGTCTAAATTTTACACTTACGTTGCCCTCTCCAAGAACGATATCCTACTTCGTGGTTACGAAGATGGGAAGCGTATTCAAGAGCAAATTCCTTACAAGCCGTATCTCTTTGTTCCCACACCAAAAGAAACAAAATATAGAACGCTTGACGGGAAAGGTGTGGGTCGTGTTGACTTCGACTCTATCCGAGAGGCGCGTAGCTTCATTCAAGAAAACAAAGAGGTAGCAAACCGTACTGTTTACGGTTTGAATAACTTTGTCTATACTTTTATTTATGATTATTACCGCGGCGAGATCGAATACGATCCTTCGCTCGTATCTGTGTGTTCGATCGATATCGAAGTTGACATCTCTAACGATAAGGGCTTCCCTGACATCCAAGCTGCTGATAATGAGATCACTCTCATTACGATGTCACGTAGGGGTAAGAAGGTTGTCTTTGGCTGCGGTGAGTATCATAATACTAACCCTGACGTGACATACTACAAGTGTGTGGACGAACCGGCTCTGCTTCGTTCGTTCATTGATACTTGGAACTCTGTTGAGTACTCGCCTGACATCGTGACCGGCTGGAACGTTGAGTTCTTCGATATTCCCTACATCGTTAACCGTATCATTCGGGTGCTGGGCATGGGCGCCGCTCGTAAGCTCTCGCCTTGGAACTTCCTGAACGAACGTCAGGTTCCTCGTCTGGGTGGCCGTGAGGGTGAGTTCAATCAGGTATGGGAACCGGTCGGCATCACCGTGCTTGACTATATGCAGCTCTATAAGAAGTTTGGTTACTCGATTCAAGAGTCCTACTCCCTCGATCATATCGCTTTCGTTGAGCTGGGTGAGCGTAAGCTAGACTATGCTGAGTACGGCTCGCTGGCTGGTCTGCAGACCGGTAACTGGCAGATGTATGTTGACTACAATATTCGAGACGTTGAGCTGGTCGACCGTCTGGACGATAAGCTTAAGCTGATTGAGCTAGTCTACGCTATGGCTTACGATGCTAAGGTTAACTACCAGGATACGTTTACGACTGTGCGCGCCTGGGACGTTATCATCCATAACTATCTGCTTGAGCGTAACATCGTTGTGCATCAGATCTCTGTACCTGAGCATGATCGAGGCATCCTGGGTGGGTACGTCAAGGACCCTCAGGTGGGTATGCATAAGTGGGTTGTGTCACTCGACTTGAACTCTCTATACCCTCACATCATTATGCAGTATAATATCTCTCCTGAGACGTTTGCAGGCTGGCTACCTGGCAATGAACCTTGCCATGAGAAGGAAGAAGCTGAACGTCGCGTTGGCCGTATTCTGGATGGCTACCTTGACGCTCATAAGGAAGATATTCAAGAGCGTGACGTAGCGGTGGCAGCTAATCTGACTACTTTCCGTCGCGATAAGATGGGCTTCCTCCCTACGCTGATGCAGAAGTACTACGATGAGCGAGTCATCTATAAGGGTAAGATGATTGAGGCTAAGAAGGCCTATGAGACTGCTACTGACGAGGAGAAGGTACAGCTCTCTAAAGATGCTGCCAAGTTCAATAACCTCCAGATGGCTAAGAAGATTCAGTTGAACTCAGCTTATGGCGCACTTGGTAACAAGTTCTTCCGTTGGTATCGTAACGAGTTTGCTGAGGCGATTACGGCTTCGGGTCAGTTGACTACTCGTTGGATTGAAGGTAAGCTTAACGTCTTTCTGAATAAGACCTTCAAGACCGAAGACGTCGACTATGTGATTGCTTGCGATACTGACTCGGTCTATATCAAGGCTGATAAGTTCATGGAACTGGCTGGTAAGGAGATGACCAAGGAGCAGGAAGTCGATTACCTCGATAAGGTCTGTACGAAGGTGCTTGAACCTTACATCGCTAAGTGCTACGAGGAGCTTCGCTCTTACGTTAACGGTTATGACCAGAAGATGGTCATGAAGCGTGAGTGTATCGCTGACAAGGGCATCTGGACTGCTAAGAAGCGCTACATCCTAAACGTGTATAACCAGGAGGGCGTGGCTTACGCTAAGCCTAAGCTCAAGATGATGGGCATCGAAGCTATTCGTACTTCGACACCTCAGGTCTGCCGTGATGCGATTAAGAACGCTCTTGAAGTGATCATGAATAGCACCGAGAAGGACCTCCAGAAGTATATTCAAGACTTCCGAGATGAATTCTCAACCCTGTCCTTCGAGCAAGTTGCTTCACCTCGTTCCGTTAAGGATCTGGATAAGTATGTTGATCGTAGCTCTATCTTCCAGAAGGGGACTCCGATCAACGTGAAGGGTGCTCTGATCTACAACCACTACCTGCAGCAGTATAAGCTCGATAAGAAGTACGAGGCGATTAACTCGGGTCAGAAGATCAAGTATGCATACTGCATTACGCCTAACCCGTTGCATTGCTCTGTGATTGCTTGTCCGTCTGAACTACCTAAGGAGTTTGGCATGGACCGTTATATTGACCGTAACATGCAGTTCGACAAGGCATTCCTCGAGCCGATTAAGACTATTACTGGCGCTATTGGCTGGGAAGTTGAGCATAAAGCTACTCTTATGGACTTTTTTAACTAGGAACTACTATGGCAGATTTTGAACTAGACGAAGATTTCGACTTCGGTTTTACAACTCACTCTGATGACGAGTTTGCACCAGCAGAAGAAGTTACTACGGCGCAAGACAAAGCACAAGCAATGTACAGAGCCATCATTCCGCTGCTAAATAATCTCGCTAAAGATGCTGATAAGAATGAAATTATCAAATGGCCGAATCGAGCTGAAAAGATTGCTCAGTTCAAAAAGCGTCTTGAGCAGATACTAAACAGTTGATTTTATACGAAAACACACTACAAGTAAGTATTGGCTTGCGGGCCATACAAAGGAGATTCTATGTCACTACTCGATAAACTAAAGAAGAATTCTACTATTAAGGATTCTGCTGTACTCTCTGAATCGAAGTTCTTCACTAAGAAGGATATGATTCCCACCTCTGTACCAGCTCTGAACATCGCCCTCTCGGGTCGTCTTGATGGCGGTCTGACTCCTGGCTTTACTATGTTCGCTGGTCCTTCCAAGCACTTTAAGACAGCCTTCTCGCTGATGCTCGCTAAGGCATACCTCGACAAGTATAGTGATGCTGTGCTGCTCTTTTACGATTCTGAATTCGGTACTCCTCAGTCGTACTTTGAGTCGTTCGGTATCGATATGACTCGCGTGCTTCATACTCCTATCACAGACGTTGAACAGCTCAAGCTTGACTCGATGCAGCAGCTCAGCCAGATTGAACGCGGTGATCATATCATCATTATCATCGACTCGATCGGTAACCTCGCTTCCAAGAAGGAAGTCGATGACGCTCTCGATGGTAAGTCGGTGGCTGATATGTCGCGTGCTAAGCAGCTTAAGTCGCTGTTCCGTATGATTACACCTCACCTGACGATCAAGGATATTCCTCTGATCGCGATCAACCATACCTATAAGGAAATCTCGCTCTTCCCGAAGGACATCGTTGGCGGTGGTACAGGTTCTTACTACTCGGCTGATAACATCTTCATCATTGGACGTCAGCAGGAAAAGGATGGTAAGGATACTGTTGGTTATAACTTTATCATCAATGTTGAAAAGTCTCGTTATGTCAAAGAAAAGTCTAAGATCCCGATTGAAGTTACTTACGAAGGCGGTATTTCTAAATGGTCTGGTCTTCTTGATATTGCTATGGATACAGGCCACGTCATCAAGCCATCCAATGGATGGTATTCGCGAGTGGATGGTGACACTGGCGAAATAGAAGATAAGAAGTTCCGCTATACTGATACCGAGAATAAGGACTTCTGGCTTAAGATTCTTCTTGACAAGACCTTCCAAAAGGCTGTAGAAAAGAAGTATGCAGTTGCTCATGGTAAGATCATGAAGGAAGAAGATGACGTCAGTGAAGTACTGGAATCGATTGACGATGGAGAAGAGTAATCTTACAGTACCTGTGGTGTTATTTTACAACATCACTATTATAGCTATGATGCTGGGCGCTTTCTGGTTCTTCGGAAACGCCTGGCCAGCTCTTATGGTTTTTCTTCTAGCGGATTTTAGAACACATGCAAATTGAGCGTGCCATTTTTAATAACCTTCTCAATAATGAGATGTACGCTCGTAAAACAATTCCATTTCTCAAGCCGGAATATTTTCATAACCGCAACGATAAGGTTGTTTTCGAGCTAATCGATTCTTACATTGCCAAGTATAATGCTACTCCTACCAAGGAAGCGATGCTTGTTGATCTGAACAACCGTGATAATATCTCGGAAGATCAGTTCAAAGAATGTAAAGAGATCATCGAAGAGATCCCTGATCAATCTGATCAACTGTCTAGTGTTGACTGGCTGGTTGACCAGACCGAGAAGTTCTGTCAAGATAAAGCCATCTACAATGCCATCATGCAATCGATCCAGATCATGGACGATAAGACTGGTAAAATGGCTAAGGGATCTATTCCCCAGCTTCTATCAGATGCATTAGCTGTATCGTTTGATACTTCTATCGGCCACGACTTCATCGAAGATGCTGAATCTCGTTTCGAGTTCTATCATCGTAAGGAAGAACGTCTTCCATTCGATATTGACTTCTTGAACAAGATCACTCGTGGTGGTCTCCCTCGTAAGACTCTGAACATCCTTCTGGCTGGTACTGGCGTCGGTAAGACGCTGGCGATGTGTCACTTTGCTGCATCGTATATGGCTGCCGGTAAGAACGTTTTGTACATTACGATGGAAATGGCAGAAGAGAAGATCGCTGAGCGTATCGATGCTAATCTGCTGAACGTTCCTCTCGATGAACTAGGAATGCTTCCTAAGGATTCGTATGATAAGAAGATGGCACGTCTCAAAGAGAAGACTGTCGGGCGTCTTATCGTTAAGGAGTATCCAACCTCTACAGCTGGTTCGGCTAACTTCCGCCATCTTATCAATGAGCTGAAGATCAAGAAGAACTTTATCCCTGACGTCATCTTTATTGACTATCTCAATATCTGTATGTCGTCTCGTTTGAAGCAGGGCGCTAACGTTAACTCGTATACCTATATCAAGGCCATTGCTGAAGAGCTGCGCGGCCTGGCTGTTGAGTTCAACGTTCCGATTATCTCAGCTACTCAGACGACTCGTTCCGGGTATGATAGTTCTGACGTTGGTCTGACTGATACCTCTGAATCGTTTGGTCTGCCTGCTACGGCTGACTTTATGATTGCTCTGATTGCGACAGACGAGCTTAAGGCTCTGAATCAGATCATGGTCAAGCAGCTCAAGAATCGTTACAGCGATCCTGAGATGTATAAGCGCTTTGTGGTTGGTGTTGATAGACCTCGTATGCGTCTCTATGATGCTGAGCAGTCAGCTCAAGATGATATTGTTGATGATAGTCCTGTGTACGACAATACCCCTTCGGGTAAGTTCGACAAGGACAAGTTTCAAGGGTTTAAGTGACAAAAGTGTGGCATTCCTTCTTTAAAGGGAGTATATTAAGTTATGTTTGAAGTGATTAATCGTTCTGAAGAGTCTTGGGGTCCGCTGGCTAAGGTGGATCAGAAGGTATTTGATAAGCTCCTCAATAAGCCAAATGCTCGTGATGAAGTTAAGAGCTTTCTTAAGAAGCAGAAGAAGCTCAAGACCTATAAGGTCACATTCAATAAAGAATGGCACACAGATCAGTTTGAACTTCAAGCCGAGAATGACTGGGAAATCGCTGCTGTAGCCCGCGAGTACTTTAAACAGAATATAGATAAGATTGGCTTCAAGGAAAGGTCACGTGGTAAGTGGGCTACTGACTATAAAGGCTATGATACAATTAGCTATGTGAAGGTTCGTTCATGAGGAAGGACGAAGTAGATAGAGGGGTGCTCTTAGTCTACAAGACACGTAATACCGGTTACTTTAACTTTCGGCAGACAACTTTTGAATTGAAAGATATGCCTGTAGAAGCCCGAAAAGAATATGCACATCTCTTGCGTATTCTAGCAGATGATATAGATGTCAAGTAAAATAATTCGTGTTTAATAGGTCAAACATTGATAAAGTAATATAAATACTTCTGCAAAGGAGTATTGTATGTCACATATCTATAAAACGACAAACACTGTCAATGGTAAGGTCTACATCGGTAAAGAAAAGCACAACGATAAGAACTATATTGGCTCAGGTAGAATACTTAACAACGCTATAAAAAAGTATGGTAAAGAAGTCTTCGTAAAAGAGATTTTAGAAGATTGTAGTCTTGATATAATTGATGAACGCGAATGCTACTGGATCGATCACTACGATTCAACTAACTGGGATATAGGCTACAATATTACAAAGGGTGGAACCGGCGGTGACACCACATCTTTACATCCTAATAAAGAAGCTGTTATACAAAAAAGAAGTAATGGTATTAAACAATGGCACGCTGAAATGTCGTCAGAGCAAAAAGAACAATGGATTGAGAGCATCCGAGCCAAACGTAAAGGTAACTCTAAAAAGGGTACGAAACAATCACCTGAGACAATTGCAAAACGGGTTGCATCGTTTAAATCTAAGCCGAGAAGTGAAAAGGCGACTAATAGTCATAAAGAAGCGATGGCTGAAAGACGTGGTAAACCTTTCCCTGGAAAATATAAAAAGGTATTGATTGATAATGTCGAATATGATAGTATTAAACATGCTTGTGAGGCTTTAGGTTTTAAACATGGTAATTCAATATATCAAAAAGTTAAAAGAGGTAATATGACGATGGTGTATCTATGATTGTAGGTGTGGTGTTCAGTAGTTTCGATCTCCTCCACGCAGGCCACATTATGATGCTCGAAGAAGCCAAGACGCAATGCGATTGGCTCGTTGTAGCGCTTCAGTCTGATCCTACTGTGGATCGTCCAGAGAAGAACAAACCCATCCAGACGATGTACGAGCGATATATTCAGCTTAAGGGCTGCAAGTATGTCGATGAGATCGTCCCTTATACGACCGAAGAGGAAGTCAGACTCATTCTAGAGTCGCGCCACTTCGATGTCAGAATTATCGGTGAAGACTATAAGAATAAGGACTTCACTGGTAAGGATATATGCGATGAACGTGGTATTCGCGTATATTATAACTCCAGACAGCACCACCTGTCTTCTTCTGAACTTCGTAAAAGGATTAAAGATAAATGATGAACTATGCCGTACAGAATACCAATCGCTGGAATATGGACCATCCACTGGACAAACCGGTTAACTGGGCACAGTCAAATCCGGTCAGTGGCCATTACCTACACGAAGTTGTTGAGACAGGTACCCGTCAGGTGATTAAGTCTGATATGACCAAGAACGATGCTAAGTCGCTTGCTCGTCACCTAAACATGGGCGGCGGGTTCGATGGTTTTACTCCTTCGTTC